GAGCATTTTTGTCTCTTGACGCTTCTTAAAAATGTGAGTGCCTGCTTGTGCGGCTAATTTAATTGCCGATAACCACATATTAGTAAGCTTTTGATTTTCTTCTCTTGTCTTTTAACACTGCACCTTGACCTTGAACTTCTTCTTCAGGTCCACCAGTGCCAATATAGTTATAAGCTCTGTCAGCAGTTGTTTTAGATCTTGGATCTATCTCAATTTCTTGTTCAGAAACTTTAATTTCCTTAATTTTGTCTAATTTTTCCATATTTATCTCCTTATTTTTTTATTTTAACCTTTTTTAAAAGATTTGTCATTATTTAATCGTTACCACTTCGAAAAACTGAAACTTTTGGCATCATATTACCCTGATTTTTCATCATAGAGTCAGCGCTAGGTATAGTTTTGCTCAAAATAGTTTTTTCAATTGAAGTATCAGCTCTTAATTTAGCTAATTCTTCGTTCTGTTCAAGTTTTTCATCTTGATTTGACTGATTCATCATTGCTTTCATCTTATCAAGATCCATTCTGTCCTTAGATTCCTGTTCTTTTCTAGCATTTTCTTGTGCTCTAAGGTCTAATTCTCTTGCTCTTAGTTTTGCAATAGGATCATTATCAAATTGTGAAGTAATTTTCTTCTCTTCATTCATAAATTCTTCCATCATGTCCGCAATAAGTTGTGCTTTTCTTGCTTCAATCTTTTGGGTTATCTGTTGAACCTGCATTTGCATTTGTTGAGCCATTTGTGGATTCTGTTGACCCATTTGTTGAGCCTGCATTTGCATTTGTTGTAGTTGTTGCATCTCATCTCTAAATTCTATCTCAACTTGTTCTTGTGACATTAAACTAATGTGTTCAAAAATATTTTTTTCTAAACTTGCCATCACCATTGGATTGTTTCTTGCAATGTTTGTTGCCATAAAATTTAAATGTGAAGTGATATGTGATCTATGATCTTGACCTGGAAAAGCTTGAAACTGTGCTCCACCTAACGCATCAATATGTTCTAACGCCGGATCTTTAGGCATAGGTTGTTGAGGTTTAATTAAAACAGCATCAATATTTTTTACACCTAATGCTTCATATATATTTCTATATGCAGCATACATGTTGTGCATTTGTGGATTAGATTGTGCCAGCTGCAATTCCGTTTGCGCTAGTGAAATACGCTGTGTTTGAGAAAAAATGTTAGGGTCAGCAACTGGCAATATATCTACTCGATCATCAAAGTCAGATTGCATAATCATTCTTTGGCCCCCAACTACATCATACGGATATTCTTGTGGTAGATATAACTTGAATACTCTAGCCATAAGTCTGAATTCATTTTTTAAAGCTGAGTAAATTCTTTTATGTATTGCCGACATAGTTCTACTGCCTCTCTCTAAAAGAGCAACGGTTGTTCCTACTGCCGCTTGTTGATTTCCATCTCCAACTTGTAAATCAGCAATTGATGCAAATCTTTGACCTGCAGTAACTACGACTCCCATAAGTTGTAATAAAGTTTGACTCGGTTCTTTAAAAGGTAACATCATAAATGAGTCTCTTAAGTTACCTCCTGGTGCATCTACATCTCTAAACTCACCGGGTTGAATTGATTGTGCATCATCTCTAATTCTAATACCACGCATTTTAAATCCAGCAGGTAAATTAGATAATGTTCCAGCATCCAATAATTGTCTTAATGCAGAAGTTGCCGTACGTGACAATCCACCTATCATATGAATTAAACCAAAACCATAAAAACCTAAACCCGGTAAAAATTTAAAATGTACAAAATATTGTACTTTATTTTTCTTAGGATCTCCTATTTCATAGTTTCTTTTAATAGAAAGAATCTCACGTGAGTTCTCTTCTAGGGTTACTAGATAAGGTACTTTAATACCGGTAGGCTCATCCGTCTCAGGATCCATATCTTCAAATCCTTCTAGATCTAAATCAATGTGACATTCTAATAATGTATAAACGTCTTCGTTTTGAGATTTAGAAGTTCCTTCTAACTCTCTTTCTTTTTTATCAATTTCTGATTCTTGGTCTGAAGGTTTTCCAATATCTACATCTTTGTAAAAACCTGCAACCTGTTGTTTTCTTAAATCGTTTTCTGAAACTTTAACACGGTGAATAATTGCTTCTGCATCATCTAAAGATGTAGCAGTGTAAGGTACAATTAAATCATCTGCAGGAACAAACTTGGATACCGCTCTTTGTTCCATATCATCATAATAAACTTTTTTAAAAGTAGATCCTGAAAGAGGTAAATGAAATAACATAGAATCAAATTCTGGTTCATACTCTTTCATTTGATCCATAATTTGATAATTCATAAAATCTTTAACACGTGCTGCTTGTTGTGTTTTCTCCGGTGTGGATAAACCCATGACTTGAGTTCTAACCGGTCCATCAGCAGGTAATAATTCTTTATAAGCTAAGGATTGAAATTGAGTTACTGCTTCTGCTAATACGGGGTGAGTTGCACCTGATGCACCACTGAAAGGTTCTGTTCTATTATCGTATTTAAAACCTAATAAGTCTAAACCTTGCGTATAAGTTTTTTCCCAATCTTTTCTTGATGAAACATACTCTTGATACTTAGAAGATAAATTAGATGCTAGTTTTCCTAAAACATCATCTGGTAAAAACTCTGCTAAGTTTGCATAATGCTCATCACCACCTTCGGGCGCTGCAGTTTGTGGATCTAAATTAATATCAACTGATCCATCTTCGTTCTCTTCAATTTCTATACCTTCTGGAGATTGTTCTCTTGCTTCAATTTCTTCAACTAAAGTTTCTTGAACTTCTTCTTCACCAGGTATTTCAAATTCTTTTCTGACTTCGTTTGGAAGTGCTTTGTCTATATCGGCCATTTATTTTTTCTCCAGATTGTTTGACTGTTTTAACAGTATTATAAGTAATATTCAACCCCTGAGGCATGGGTCCGGCTTCAGGGGGTAATAAGTGTTTCTTTGGGTATTTATTCATTATTTTTTTCTAATTGCTTCTGGTACAGGTACACCTGCTTCTTGAAATATATCATCAGAAACTCCAGACACTTCATCAACAACCTCTCCTGCATATTCTCTATCAGTTCTTAAATAAGCTGTGCCTTCTTCATACTCATCAGGAATTGGTCCAGTCATTTCGTCAGCTTGACCTTTTCCAGGTTTATAACTCATGTGAGTTTCTTCAACTAAAGGGTTACCATAGTAACTAGCTGAGTCATCATCAAGTGCCTTCATTCTTTGAATATCAATTTGACCTGTAGCTGTATCTTCCACTAATGTGAAATCTTTATATTGTTTAACAGATTGTCTTTCTGCTAAAGCACCTGTTCGAGTCACATCATCCCCTAATAATTTAATTTTATTAACTAGATTCCAAAAATGGTCTGGAGCACTTGCTAAATTTTCTTTTACTACCGGTGCTGCAGATTCTACAACTTTTGCTGCAGGTTTTATAAATTTACCTAAAAGAGGAATTGATGCTAGTCCACCCATGACTTTCATAAAAGTTCTTCTATTCATTTTTGGATCTTTAGGGTCACCTCCTTCAGCAAAACCTAATCTCATTATACCGCCATTAGCCATAAATTGTGTAGGTATCTGTTGTGGTTGAAATCTTTCACCCATCATTAAATCTTTTAACTCTTTAACACTTACAGCTCTTGCTCTAGCAATATCTGCTTCTTCAGCTTCACGTTTTAATCTAACTGATTCTTGTCCCGCTTTATATTTTTTTTCTGCTTCATCTATACTTAAATCAGATTCAATTGCAGGGGTTTCAAAGTCTGTATCTAGTAAAGACTCATCTTGAGAAATTTGATCGGCCATCTCTGCTTGTTTAACAACAGATCTTGCTTCTCTTTCTTCAGGGGATAAAGCAAATACATCTTTAGTTGAACCAATTACATTAGTTCCAATCAAACCATACTCTAAAGCTTCTGCAACTGATTTACCTTCTTTTAATGCTTCATAGGTATCATCAACTGCAAGGTAAGTACCTAATGGACCTAATGCTTTTAGACCTAAAGTAAAATATCTTTTCTTTGCAATATCATCGGGAATGTTTTTTATTCCTTTTACTATTTCTTCTAAACCTGGAAGTAATGCTGCTTTTAATTTTGGGGCATTGTTTACTAGTTTTTGAATATCCGATGTTTTAACATCTCTGGTTGGTAAACCTTTAGATCCTGCAATAGACTTTTTATAATCTATTCCTACTGGTTCTGCAGTTAAATCTAAAACTGTTCCATACTCGTCGAATACTGGAGTAAGTTTATTAAAACCAATTAATCCTTTATATTTTTTAGGTAAATCTTTTTTTATTGTTTTAAGTACATTATTTAATTTTTCATTTATATCATCTAATCTATCCAATGAATTTTTTTTACTAAAATCTAATAGAGTTGCTTCAGTAGTTAGTCTGTTTATTTGTTTGTCATATTTAGACATCTTAACATTCATCTTTTTACTAATGACCGCAAGATCTCCAGTATTAATATCTACATTTCCTGCAAGGGGTAGCATGTGGTGAACTTGGTATCCTTTAGGGGCTTTGACATTGTATTGTCTTCCTTCTTGTCTTAGTATTGATTCTTTTCTCTTAGTATTTCTAGCTGTTTGTTTTTCAGGATCGGCGGGATCTTTTCCTTTTTTTTGAAATATAACATCAGGGTTTTTTACATCGGACTGTGTTAATAATTTCTTCATACCCTTTTTTTTCATTATGTCCGTTGGTTGGTAAAAATTTTTAGGAGTTATATAATCTGGATTAGCGTCTATGATAGCTTGAATTTCTTTTGTTGTTCTTGGAATATATTGATTTTTACCTTCAACATTAATGCTTGGTTTTCCTATAAGATCTTTAGCTCTACCCTGACCCATTGTATTTCCTTTTTGAAAACCCATACCTGTTTTAGGGTCTGTGCCTCCTTTAAGATTTTCTCTTGGTTCTATTGGTGTAGGTGCTTCTGGTCTTGTCAACCAGGACATCATCTGTTCGTATTCGCCTATTT